GATAAAAACGAATTTGATTTTCTGCCTCCCGCAGAACCACCTCCAGCCTTTGTGCAAGAGAAGGACAGCTACCACGAAGAGGTAGATGCTGAAGATTTTGGTATGGTGGAAGACTTTGGTCTCCAGATGGAATACTCTGATGAAGACCTCCTCCCTGAGAACACCGCGCCTTCTTCGATTAACGTTGGCTTCGTCGGGGTTGGCGGTGGAGGCAACAAAATGGCCAACGCTTTCATCGAGCTAGGCTTCAATAAGACGCTGCTGGTCAACTCAACAGGCAAAGACATTCCGAAGAACGTTGAAGAGGATCATGTTGTCCTTATTCCCGATAGCGATGGCATCGGCAAGAACGTAGACTACGGTAAAGAAGTTCTATCTCAGAATGGCGCCGTTGTCGAAGACGCCCTGCGTATCAAGCTTGGCAAAGTCGATTGGCTTGTTGTCCTTGCTGGTGGCGGTGGTGGCACCGGAAGTTCTGTGACGGCACTGCACCCCGTCTTTGAGCGTTACATGCGCTCCGTTCAGTCTTCTGGCAAGGTTGTGTATGTGGTGTCTTGGCCGACGGCCCAAGAGAATCTTAACCCCACAATCGCCAGAAATGCTCTTACACTTATGAATGATGTTGCACAACATCCCCACATCGTGCTCGACAACGAACGAGCCACACGCTTACTGCGCGGCAGAATCGGCATGCTCGGCATGTATCCTGTCGCCAACACACAATTTGCTAAGTCGCTTGCCCAAGTTCTAAAACTCTCCACCGAGGATTCACCGATCCAATCTTTCGATTCAAAGGATTTGGAAACATGCTTGGGCAATGACGGCCGAGCCTTCTTGGGCTCAACCATGATAAAAGATCCAAATACTGGAAAGCTTGGATCGGTGATCCTTCATAACTGCATGAATCGTTCTGCATGTCCTCCACCGAAAGGTAAGGCTGCTGCAGGCTCGTTAGTACTGGTTGTGTCGGAAGAGATGGTGGCTGATCCAAAGGTCAGTAAGAACATTGAGTCGGCAATCGCTTACGTCGGCGGTCGATGCGAGACACTTTTCTCTGGCGTTTACGTCCGAAAGAATGTGCCTGGATTGATTGCGATACTAAGTATGAATGGATTAGCAACATAGGAGATCCGAAATGAAAATCAGCAAATCACAGCTTAAACAGATTATTAAAGAAGAACTTTCAAAGGGACTAGATGAGGGACTTCTTGATATGTTTAAAGGCAAGTCCGGCGCCGAAGAAGAAATGGCCGCAATAGACGCCTCAACCCAACAGCAAATGGCAAAGTTTGAGCCAGTGATTAAACAAATTACAGATATCGTCACACAGCGCCCGTCCCTCCATCCCGATATGTCCCGCCGCGCCACCCACGACACAATGGGCAAAAGGATAGTGTCGAAGAAAGCCGCGGCATCCAAGGGCATCTCACCAGAACTAATCAAGGCTGCGTTGGAGAAATCTGCTGAAATTATTGCCACTTCAGAGAACAAAAAGGAACTTTCACGTTTTGCAAGATATCTTCAAGGTACGTTGGTTTTATTTAAAGGTGATGGCACCCGCTATGGCAAGATTGGTCGTGCGATAGGCGGACGGGGCAACCGCGGCGTCGAAATAGAAGGTTCGGCACAAGGAGAGTTGAATCGGATTCTCGGGTTTTATAATTCGATGGTTGCCGCAATTCCAGCTATAGCCGGAGTGCTCCCCAAGCCGAACTATAGGGCGCCACATGCCAACGCTATATACTATCCCGATATCCCCCGAGGTTGAGGAACATTAAAATGAAAACACTAAGTATGAATGGATTAGCAACATGAAGATTACAAAACAACAACTTAAACAGATCATCAAAGAAGAGCTTTCAAAGGTTTTGAGTGAATCCGGCGGCGCCGTCGGCAACGTAGGCGGAGTAGCCCAGAACTTGGGTGCTATGGCCGGCCGACGAGAGCCCCCGCCTTTAGAGAGTGAACCCGACACGGTTGTACGAGAAAGAGCGCTAGAGTTTTTTATGAATCTGGGATTGGAAAAAGAGGTGGCTGACGCAATGATCACCCGAATGGCAGTCAATGACCTGAAGTCGATAATGATAGCAATCCCCAAGATTGGGACTGCTGCCCAAGACGAAGACCGCGAACACGAGGTATAGAAAGATGCCGTATGAACGTCGAGGAAAATGCGTCTACAAAAAGGGCGAAAGCAAACCGAAAGGGTGTTCAAAGACGGTTGCTAAAGCAAAGAAATACTTAAAGAAACTTTACTCTGTTGAAGAGATGGTCAGAAACGAACTAATTAATATGTTGGAAGAGGTAGGACAAAAGCAATGAAGCTTATAGTGGAGAAGAAACGCAGGAGTAAAGAATGATGGCAACAACAAAAGCATTTGTGGATACATGGTTGGCGAAGCTAACATCGCGCAAACTAATGGTATGGCTGACAGCCACAGGTCTCACTTTCATGGGACACGTTACCAGCGATGACTGGGTGATTATTTCAGCAATCTATATTGGAGGCCAAACGATTATCGATGGCATCGCTAGATTGCGGGGGTACAATGCTTAAGAAGAAGATCTTGGAATTTGCTCTTAAGAACTGGAAATTAATTGCAATCGCGTTGCTCGCAGCAGTGATTGTATTAAAGACGCGTTACGACTATCACCTCATGGAGTCGGCATATACGACGATGGTGGAGTCTAACGAGGCACAGATTGAAGGACTGAAAGAAATCCACAAGAAAGAAATAGAAGAAAAGCAATTGTTGATGGAAAGCTTTTTGGAATCGATAGCAAATATCGAGGAAGATTACGAAAGAACATTAGCAGAACTTGAAGTAGAGCGCAACAAGAAGACGCGAGAATACGCAAGAAAATTCACCGAAGACAAGCAGGGACTAATTAAAGATATAGAGACCACTCTTGGGTTTGAATATGTTGCTCCTTAATTTATTGTTGATACTTTCCTCACCAGTGCATGCCGAAGAGGCACAATTTACCATTTTAGGACAGAACCAGTGCGCACCGTTTGAGGGTGTGCTTTTTAATAAGCAGGCCACCAGCGAGATGCTCTCAGGATACGATAGATTTCAATATGCATGCGATAATGTGGTACAATATGAGTTAAAGAAACAAGCTGAACTTCATCGCTATGACTTAGAGTCTCTTAAGATTGAACACAAAGCTTTAACTCAAGAATATGATTTGTTTATCACGCAAAAAGATAAAGAAATTCAAGCACTCGTAAAGTCACTAAAGAAGACATCTCCGAGAAACAAATGGCTCTGGTTTACGGGAGGTCTTGTTGTAGGTGCGGCCAGCACTTATGGAGCATACAGAGTATTCAATGAAAAATAAAAACCCAGATCAAATTGCAGCTATTGAGCAGGCCATCGCCCAAAAGTATGGAGAAACTACAGTTGCTAATCCTAGAGCCGACTGGAATCAGATCAAAGAAAAAGAATACCTTGACCAGATGAGAGAATTTTATCAAAAAATAAAGAAAAATGAAGAGTATCAAGAGAAAATAGATATAAATGGTATAAAGGTATCAAAAAAACTACTTAATAGAGAATCTTTAGCATCATGCTCAGTCTGCGGATCCTTTCCAAAGAAATCGTTGGATGATGTTTGTCTCGTCAAATTTGAGTGTTGCCACCAGTGTTACATTCAATACGTCGAGCAAAGAGAAGAAAGGTGGTCTACAGGCTGGAGACCGAACACAACAAAAAAGGAATAAATAATGGCAACAGTTTTAGATGTAATTCAGGGTCTTTCCCAGGCCGCCGCAAATGCATACGATGGCGCCCATATGGAGAACTATTCTCCGGATGGCGAAGTACGTAAGGTAGGTTTGCGTAGAGAAGAGGGTGACCCTCTAATTGATAAGCGCGTATTAGATGGGTTTAAAGTAAAGTTTATGGGCCCATATCTGTGCATCACCTATCAATCCGAAGTTCAGCTTAAAGAAGTATATGCTTCAGGCTTTGAAAGCGACATGGAACAAACAGTGGAAGACATTGCCGGTTTTCTAAAGAAGGAATACCGCAAAATTACGGGCAAATCCGTGAGCCTATCGGCTGACGGTGAAATTGATGTTCGTGTTGAAAGCTCTTCCCGCGTACGCTCTTGGGCGACTGCTTATCGTAAGTATAAGATTGGTGGGATGCAAGATGTTGTAGTGGTGGGAGAAGCCACTGAGGATCGGATTGAGAAGTCTTATCGCGATTTTTTGAATTTGGGAGGTTTCTTAGGAAAGCGACCAGAAAATGATACAAGGAAGAAATAAATATGAATCGAAATCAACTCAAAAAGATAATCGGCGAAGAATTAGAAGTATTGAAGAATGCTACTAAAAAGAATTCTGTGGACGAGGGGATGCTTGGTGACGCAGCCAAACAACTTATTCCTGTAATTAAAGACGCAGTGTTAGGTGAACTAGAGGGCAAGATTCAATTGCTCGTTCAGAAGGCGATGGACGGTATGGCCGCAAAATTAGCCCCGAAGCCAGGAGTTGAACCTGCCGTCGGGACGACCATGACTGAAGTCGGCCTGGACTGAGAAATTCCAATGGAAGGGAGTGTTTTAACTAGTTTAGTATTAACTGAGAGGGTGATTACGCCGGCCCTCACTGACGTACAAAACCGTCGCGCTGAACAGTTGGCCTGGGAGTTTTGGGATACCTACACTCCCGGAAACACAGTTTCACAATTTTGTCAACTCCACGAGTCGACCGATGCCAAACACCTACAAGAAGGGGTTGATGAATTCATAGAGCGCCACGTCAAGAATTTTATACAGATGGCGTTAGCATGGGCCGGCAAAACCCTCAATGTGGCGGCTATTGTGGGCGTACCAGCCGGTGAAGCTGCCGAAGTAGCGGTGGATTCCTTTTTTGCTGCTGAAAGCGTGGTCTCAGTGATACAGGCTATCGGAGATATTCGCACCGCTGCTGATGAGTTTGCTGAATTTTTTCATTCCTTTACAAGCGTAACCCTTGCCGACGGCTCAGAAGGTATTTATAACAAAGTATTAAGTATTATTAGTAAGGTCGCACAGTTGGCGAAGAAGGCCGGCCTTAAACTAAGTGAGTATCTGACCAAAGCCAGTAAAAAGATTTCCAAGATTATAAACTCCGTGGCAGCTACTGTTGCCGACGGTATTGCTACTGTTATTCCCATCCCGGGTGCAGATGCCGCTATCCAAGAGATGTTCGTTCAGCTAAGCAAAAAAGCATTTGATGCGGTTTCGTGGGTATATAATAAAATCCCAGAAAGCTGGCAAGATTTGTTTGTAGTGCCGGGACTTATTACCGAGTTTTTGAACGAGGTGATTGACCTTACTATCGAGTTTGCCGAGTGGACACAAAAAGAAGGAGAGGCGGGAAAAGCCGACACCACTCTTAAGAAAATGGCCGTCGGAATTTTTAATTCATTACCATCTCCGGGCATCATGAAAATATTGGCCAAACAATTTGAGGTTGCCGATAAGATTGTTCTCTTTTTAGAAACAACTGGGCGCGAGGTGGCTGAACTGATGGGAGAATTGTTTGTTAAAGTAGTTCCCTTTTTCTTCGCCGCATTGGCTGCCTATCAAATAATTGTGACCGGTGAATGGAAAGAGGAAGGCGCTGTCATCTCGCGTCGAGCAAAACAGGCTACTAAGGGAATATTTAGAGAGATAGCGCCATCGCGGCCCCCAGTACTGACATTAACCACGCGCCGGTTAAAACAAATTATTAAAGAAGAAATAATCAATTTAAAAAATGCATGAGCTTTCAATTGGACAAAAAGCAACGAGTCAAAGAAATACTAAAGAGCGGTAAAGATCCATCCTATTTCCTTAATACATATGCCCGTATATCTCACCCGATGCACGGGCTGATTCTTTTTGATACGTATGATTTTCAAGATGGTCTCCTGGAAGAGTTTAATGATTATCGATTTAATGTTATTCTCAAGGCGCGCCAACTAGGAATCTCAACCGTTACAGCAGGTTACATTGTTTGGATGATGCTATTCCATCGCGATAAAGCGATCCTCGTTATGGCAACTAAGTTCGCGACAGCGGGCAACCTTGTTAAGAAAGTGAAGAGCATCATGCGCAATCTTCCCGATTGGCTGAAGATTGCAACAATCGATGTAGATAATCGTAATTCATTTGAATTATCCAACGGCTCCTCCATCAAGGCAGCATCAACGTCCGGAGATGCCGGACGTTCAGAGGCTCTCTCTTTGTTGGTATTAGACGAGGCGGCCCACATTGAAAATCTTGGGGAATTGTGGACAGGCCTTTATCCCACATTGTCTACGGGTGGCCGGTGTATTGCACTCTCCACTCCCAATGGTGTTGGCAACTGGTTTCATAAGACGTGTGTTGATGCCGAAGCCGGCGCAAACAACTTTAACATGACAACCCTTCCCTGGGATGTCCACCCAGATCGTGATGAGGTATGGTATACTAAAGAAACAAAAAATATGTCCAAACGTCAAATTGCGCAAGAACTTCAATGTAACTTTAACACATCTGGTGAAACAGTGATAGACCCCGAGTGCATGGAGTGGCTATTATTAAACGTTAAAGAACCTAAGCACCGTAGTGGGTTTGATCGCAATTTTTGGATCTGGGAAGAGTTTGATCCGACATGCAATTATTTAATGGTAGCAGACGTAGCCCGCGGTGATGGGGAAGACTACTCTACCTTTCATATTATTAAACTGGAAACTCTAGAAATCGTTGGGGAATACCAAGGGAAACCCACTCTGGATATGTATGCCGGCATGTTAAATCAAATAGGGCGTGAGTTTGGTAACTGCATGCTAGTAGTGGAAAATAATAATATAGGATACTCAGTTTTAAACAAATTAATTGAATATGATTACCCCAATGTTTATCACTCTATCAAGTCCACCCATGAATATATCGAACAATATCAGGCCGAATATAGAACAAGCGCAGTTCCCGGTTTTACCACATCGATGAAAACGCGCCCTCTTATCATTGCAAAATTAGAAGAGTTTATAAGAAATAAACTAATTAAGGTATACTCTTCGCGCACAATTAATGAAATGAAAACGTTTATTTGGAAAAATGGAAAGCCTCAAGCCATGAAAGGATATAATGATGATTTGATCATGGCACTTGCAATTGCATGTTGGGTTAGAGATACGGCCTTACAAAGCAATGCGCGAGAATTAAACTATCAAAAAGCATTTGCGGACGCGATTATTACAAGCCACACCACCATGAATACGAATATTAAAGGTCAACATGGCTACAAAAAAGAGAATATTTTTGATAAAATGAGTGAAGCTAAACAGCAATATGAACAATTTAAATGGATTATTAAGTGAGACTATAAATGCCACCAAACAATAGAAACAACAGCGCCAGAAATCCGGTCAGCCGCGAGACCGACTTATTTAAGCGGCTAACCAGACTATTCT